TCGACCTAGGCCCGTTCTGCGCAGGACGAATTGATCGAATTGCAGCCCAAAGCGCCGTATCTGATGACATCAAAGCAGGTAGGGCCGCACGGCGCAATGTGGGCCAATGCAAACCAGTCGAACAGCGCTGTTTTGCTTTACGAGCCAGACGAAAGAGCGTCAGCGCCTAGCCGCGTTCCGCCGCCAATTCCTTCCGCCGCGCTTATGTCTGAAATTCAGCTAGCCGCCGAGGATATGAAGCGGACAACGGGCATTTATGACGCGAGCCTTGGCGCGCAGTCGAACGAAACGTCTGGTGTTGCTATTCGCGCCCGCCAAATGGAAGCGCAGGCATCTAACAGCGTCTATGCGGACAACTTGGCAAAGTCTGTCGCGCATACGGGCAACATTTTGGTTGCGATGATTCCGCGCGTTTACGACACGCAGCGCGTCATTCGCGTCCTAGGCCAAGATGGGCAGGAAAAAATGGAATTGATTAACGCAATCATGACAGAAAACGGCGAGGCGCGGCCCGTGAATGATGTGACCATCGGCAAGTATTCGGTGACTGTTGGTGTTGGCCCAAGCTATCAGTCCAAGAAGCAAGAGGCCAGCGAGGGCATGATGGCATTTATGCAGGCTATGCCCCAAACCGCGCCACTGATTGCTGATTTGATCGCGGCTGCGCAGGATTGGCCCGACGACATTCAAGATCGCGTTGCTGGGCGGCTGCGTAAGGCTTTGCCACAAGGCATTGCGGACGGGGAGGATGAAGAAGGCGAGCAAACCCCGCCCGACCCTATGCAGGCGCAGCAAATGCAAATGCAGATGCAGCAACAACAAGCGGCGATGCAGGCCGAGCAGGACACGCAAGACGCAGAATTGGCGATAAAACAAGCGCAAGCCAAAAAAGCCCAAGCTGATGCTGCAAAGGCTGATGCTGAGGCGCAAAAAGCGCAAATCGAATTAGCGGCGCTGCAAGTGCAGGCCGCGATAGTATCTGGCGGCGCGGTGCTTCCAGAGCAACAGCCTGCGGGCATGTAAAGAGGGCGAAAAATGAACGAGAATGCAGAAGTATTGACCGATGCGGTTGACGCTGCTATTGTTGAGCAAGAAGCTGATACTGGCGCAACGCCAGCGCAGGTTGAAGGGCAGGATGATAGCCAGCCCGCCGCCGAGCCTGAAAAGGCAGGAGCGGAGAAAAGCGAAGCCGCAAAAAGGCGTGAACGTGATCGAGCGTATAAGGAAAGGCTTCGGAATGAAGCCGCCGCAGCGCAAGAACAACTCCGCAAGGTGGCAGAGCAAAAAGCCAAGATCATCGCCGCAGGCAACAGCGAAAGCGAGCCAAAGGCAGAAGATTTCACCGATGTCGCAGATTTGATTGCTGCGAAGGCGGTTTGGGCGGCGCGAAAGCATACGCGCTCCGATCAGTTGGCGGCATTGGACGAGCAAGAGCAATCGGCAAAAGCGGAATATGACGCCCGCATTCAAGCGGACAACGCCATGACCGAAGAACGCTGGAAGGCCGCGCTTACGGAAGCGAAAGGCCGTTATGCAGACTTCGAGGCTGTAGCGTTTTCATCGCCCATTCATCGCGCAGACATTGCAGCGTTGATTAAGGCATCCGATGCACCCGCTGATCTTGCTTATCATTTGGGCATGAATCCCGCGATTGCGGCGCAGATTGACCAGATGCACCCGATTGAGGCGGCGCGGGCGCTGGGCCAAATTGAGGCCCGACTGCAAGCCCCAAAGCCTCGGACGACTTCATCGGCCCCAGAGCCAATTAACCCCACGAATGGCGGGGGAAGCGTTGGGGCTAAAGACCCTGCTAAAAAGACGGGCGCTGAATACATCGCTTGGAAAAACAGTGGGGGCAAACCTTGAAAGGACTAAATCATGGCTAACACTTTTCAGAATACCGCCCTTGTGGCAAACGAGGCAATCCGCCAGCTTGAAAACTCGCTTGTTTTTGGCGGCTTGATTTCCAATGACTACTCCGAGAAGTTCCAAACGGTTGGCGATACTATCGACATTCGCCGCCCTACCCAATACTCGGTGCAGAAAAACAACTTGGACATCACAAGCGGAATCCAAGACATCATTCAGGGCAAGGTTCCTGTGACGCTGACCAAGACCGCCACTGTTGCGGTTGAAATTGGCGCGCTTGAGCGCACCTTGTCCTTTGATCGTTTTTCCGAGGACGTGATCAAGCCCGCGATGATTGCTATGGCGGACGAGATTGAGCAGACCATTGCAGGCCAGTACACGAAGTTTTATCACTTTTCTGGCACGGCTGGCACTGTTCCATCGACGTTCTTGTCGTTGGCAAACGCAGGCGCAGTTATGACAAACGGCGCTGTGCCAAAGATGGATCGCGTTGCAATCCACGGCTCCGAGGCAACCGCTGCGCTAGCCGATGGATTGAAGGGCGTATTTGTTCAGGGCATCGCCAAGACCGCGCTTGAGCAAGCATCGTTTGGCAGCTATGCGGGCTTCCAAAACTACGAAAGCGTATATGCGCCCGTGCATACTGTTGGCGTGGCAACTGGCACCCCGCTGGTCAACGGCGCTGCGCAGAACGTGACCTATGACACCGCGAAAAACACCTTTTCGCAGTCGTTGGTTACGGATGGCTGGACAAACTCGACCACGAACATTCTGCGCGCTGGTGACATCATCAATATCGCTGGCGTGCTCGCTGTAAACCCCGTAAGCAAGGTTTCGACTGGCCGCTTGCAGGATTTCACTGTTTTGTCCAACGCCACTTCGGGCGCATCGACTGGCCCTGCAACACTGACAATTTCGCCCCCAATTATCACTTCGGGCGCTTATCAGACTGTGACCGCCGCGCCTGCCGACAATGCGGCTATCACTGTGCGCACTGGCACTGGCGGCACGTCCTATCGCCAATCGCTGCTGATGCACCCTTCGGCAATGACGCTTGTCACCCGCCCATTGGACATTCCTTCGGGCCAAGGCTTGAAAACGTCCACCAAGTCGGGCAACAAAGTGTCGGTTTCGGTTTCCGAGTTTGTGAACGGCGCAAACCTAAAGCAGACCATCCGCTTTGACATGCTGTATGAAGCGCTGGTTATTGACCCACGGCTGGGCTTGCGCCTGACCAACTAAGAACGGCGGGGGCGGCTTAGGTCGCCCCTTTTACCATAGCGGGGGCATTATGACGACAACCTTGGACATTATTAACGGCGCGTTTCGCAAGCTGGCAATCAAGGCCGATGACGAGGCTTTGACCGCTGACCAAGTGGCGGAAGGCTTGACTGCGCTGAATAACATGATGCACTCTTGGCCGCTGTATGGGATTGATTACACCCATGCAGACCTTGGCGCAGACACCGATTTTCCGATGGCGGCAAAGTTCAATCAGGTTGTGATTTACCTGCTGGCGCGCAAGCTATCGCCCGACTATTCAGTTGCTGGCGGTGATGACGATGAATATATGCGGATGCTGCGCGCTGCTTACCTGCCAGACCTAACGGCAAAAATGCCTAGCATCTTGATTAATACGCCTTCGCAGATTGAGGGTTGGTATATCAATGTCGAAACTTGAGTTCTTTGGCATGTCTATGCGGGACGGCGACAACATCGCTGCAAATCCTGCGCGGCTTGTAAACCTATACCGCGAGCCTATCGTTGGGGCGGGCGGCGCAGTGCTGAAAAGTGTTTTGGCAACCGCTAGCTTTGCTCCGATGGATATTGCCTTTGGGCAGGCCGTGGCGAGCGTGAACGGCGGGCTTTACGCTGTTGCGGATGGCGCGGCTTACTCAATCTCAAATAGCGGAATGGCTGTATCTTTTGGCGCGCTCCCCCAAATCGCCTAGAGTATTGGGCAAATCAAGCAAGCCCGTTACACCGCGCGCAAGGCCAGAACCTGCCGACATAAGCAAATCCGCCCCAAGGCTAGGCTGATTCATGCTATCAGCAACCCCGCGCAACATGGTTGCATCGGCTTGCTTTTGCGCCGCGACACGATCTAGCCCCATAGGAACAGGCGCAGGCATTTCACCGCGCGCCCGCGCTTCCATATAGGCGCGTTGCGGGTCTGCCTTGGCCTTTAGCCGCTTGCGCGCCGCCGCCATTGCCAAGGCCCGCTTTTGTTCATCGGTCATCAT